CTTCCTCATAGCTCTGTTCACTATCAAAGTGTTCAGGAAATCTTTTGCGCATCGTTTTATCGATGGTTTGAAAGTACTCTTCAGTACCTACATAGTCCGCACCATACTCTTTCTGCAACTTCCTGTCAATCCCCATTGCAGCCATAGTCATTTCGTCGTCAACACCCCACCAATCATTGTTGTGTTCAACCCACTTTTTAGTGCGAGGGGTTAACTTAGGTTGCTCTGGCTGCGCGGTTTGAAACCCACGTTCTTCAACCTCAATTGGCCTCAATCCAAAGGCTTTATCTATCTTAAGAGTAGCTTTAGCAATTTCTGTTTGAGCTTCAGTTAGTGCGTCAACGTCGGCGTTCTCATAGGCTTCTTTGTAGCGTTTTTTAGCAGAATCAAGTTCTAGTTGAGCGGTGGATTGGGACTGCTCAATGTATACTTTACTACCATTAGAAAGCTGTTGTTGAAGCCTTTTGTTTTCTTCATAGACTTGTTTGGCAAAGTTTTCAGCCGCTCCGCGTTCACGTACAGCTTCTTCTTTGGCGCGGCGTTCATCGTGATAGCCACGGGTGAACTTTTTAATACGCGTTTGAACCTTCTCGTCGTAGGTGGCTAACTCTTCATCAGTTGGATCTTCTACCGGCTCTTTCATAGGCTTGCGCCCACGGTCAGCGGGTGGCGTATCGTCTACGATCTCAATCTCAAACTTGTCTTCAGCAGCAGCTTTCTCTGCTTTCTCATCAGGAAACTCGTAAGAGTCTTCAAACTTTTTTGTTGCCATCTGTTACTCCTTATGCTGCTCGTGTAATACCACGGGGGTCTTCCACAACCGCTTCAACCGAATCATCGTTGATGATCCTGAATTCACGACCATGAATCTTCAGGCGGGTTCCTGAATTGGGACGGACAATGACAAAGTCACCTTCCTTGCACGACGGCCCACTAGGGAACCGAGCGGTGTCTGTATAGGCATCAGGGCCTAGCCTTACTACAAACAGTACTGGGGTCAGTACCTCTTCATAGTGCATAGATTGGTTTGATTTAACAATACCAATTTCACTATCCGCAAACTCTTCCATTGCTTCAGGAACGACGCACAGAAGTCGAAAAGTTTTAGGATCAGGCAACTGCTTTGCTTTATCCTCTGCACTTGTGTTAAGAATGCCAGACAAATCTACCGCAGTGACATCAAATTCAGTCATCAGATTTCTCCATTTTTTGCACAAGGTCGTTTAAGATAGTTTCTGCGAGACTCAGACCCCGGATGACCCCACAGACGTGACGGTAATCGTCAAAACTTGATGCTCTATTAGCAGCAATGAAATCAATTCTTTCACTGCGTAGTTTGTCAATTTCTTTGGCTACATATGCTAGTAGTTTGTAGTCACTCATTTATCCCCCCCTTTTGTTGCTAGGCTGGTTTCGTTGCGCCGCCCGTTGCGCCTGCTGTACGGCTACCTGCGCTTTGTGTTTGGCAGCGTCAATACCCATACGCATTCCTTCAGTCTCTTGCTGTTTTGCTAACTTGTCTTTGTTTGCAGCGACTTGTGCGCCAACCTGCATAGCAGCAATTTCTTTTTGGGCTTCAATACGTGCCTCTTCAACACGAATCTGATCTGCCTTTGCCGCAGCATCAATCTGTTGCTTCTGCTGTTTAAGCTGTAACTCGCCCTGCTTGATTTGCAACTCTTGCATCTGCATCTGGACAATCGGATCCTGCATCTGCTGTTGCGCTTGCTGTTGCTGGGCTTGCTGTTGTGCTTGTTGAGTCAACTGCTTAGATGCTTGTGCTGTCATCATCGCAATACGATCCGCCAATTCTGGAGAAGCCTGCTTGTTCTGCTCCTCAGTAGGCAGCGGCATACCCATTGACATCTCAACCTGCTTGCGATACTCGAACGCAATGTGCTCGTTAATGTGTGCCATAGCTGCTGCCATGATTGCTTGAGCTTGTGGGTTCATCTGCATTAACTGTTGAACTTGCGGGTTCTGGATCATTGCCATATGTGTTTGTATATGCGCTTGGTGGTTCTGCTCAATAAACGCCTTGACCGGTTTTATAGTTAACAGGTTCTGGTTCTCCTGCACTGGGTCGGTCGGCACTTGATCGTCTTCTACCGGCACTAACTTGTTGGCATTCTTGATACCCAACACCTCAATCATCTGGCGATGCAGCAGAGGTAAGTTATAGAGTTGTGGTGCAGACTGAGCCAATTGAAGAACAGCTTGATACTGGACAATTTTCTGCGCCATTGTTGCTGCATTTGGGTCACTGACAGGAATAACATCTGTGCTGTCATAGTCCGATTTCTTGGCCTTACGACCCGCATCTTCCGGTTCATAGTCATACTCCTCGGGCGTATAGTCAGCAATGATGCTCTTAAGTAAGCGGAACTCCTGCTTCATGGTGTAGTGCAGTCGGGCTTGAACAGCCGTCATCACCTTAAGTGTGCGCTCCAACAGAGCTAGTGTTGTACCTACCGGTGCATTAGTACTCATATCAGACACGTTCATGTCGCCGCTCGACGCAAACGTCCGGCCTTCTTGAACTATGTTCTGAAACAGAGCAAACAAAACCTGACTAGGTTCCTTGTATGGCAGGGGTAGTATGTTGTCTCTGATTGACCCGCTTGGCACATCTACGTCTCTAAACTCTCCGGGCTGGATAGGTGTATCGTCGCCTTTGATGCGAAGACCGCGAGATTTGAGGCCCCCGGGTAAGTTCGAAAGTGTTCCCGCATCCACAAGTTGACGGATGAGCATCGTAGCGGACTTCGCGTAGCCCCCGATAAGGTGGATAAGACCGTAACCATAGAAGCCAAAACCGGGGATGTATTGGTAGTGGACAAAGTGCTGGCGCTTGGTGTGCAGTTCGTCGTCTTCATACCAATTTCTCCTGATGGCTAAAACCTTGCGTGCGCCCTTCTCAATAGTCACTACGTATGGCAGTGCTATGCCTGTCTCCTTATTTTTCTTGTCCTTGTGCTCATACCCGGGTAAGTCCAAGTCAACGTGCATCTCAAGGATGCGGAAACGGTCGTCGTTGAGCGCAGACATACCTTGCTCTTCAGCTTTCTGTTTCTCAATGTCGTCCAACTCATGCGACGGCTCGCCCAAGTCTACGTCGCTGTAGAACCCAGCTTCTTGCAATTTCTTAACCTCGTTCTCGGTCTTGCGCATTACGTGGGTAACACGCTCGGCTGACTCAAGATTACTAGCGCCATACGGCACAACAATATCCTCGGCTGGAATAAACACAGCTACCTGCCGCCCCTTGCTGGGGTCAAAGTACACTTTCTTAAACGCTGAACCTGCAAGTGGTAGTGACCACAGCATTTTCTCGTGCTCTGGGCGGTACTCGACCATTACCTCGGTCAACTGATAGTTCATGTCCTCGCGCACGCGAGCAGCAGCTTCTTCACGCAGTAAGTCAACCGCGCCAACAATCTGCGTCTTAACTGGCCCCATTGCTGGGAATGTCTCCATCATTGCTTCAGATTGGAAACGCACGACTGATTCTGTAAGCATGGGATGAAATACACCACAAGCGCCCTGCCAAGGTTCTGTTCGTTCTTCGTAATTTAAACCCAGCAACTTTAGGCCATCGACATAAGTCTTGATCCAATCTTTGCGATCCATCTGGTCTTTGCCAAAGTCTCCAATCAGATCTTCAGCAAGCCCATCTAAGTCGCCATCGTCCATGAAGTCAGCTAAGTTAGCGTCAAAGTCTTCATCTGCTTTTTTCTTCTGGGGTTTTAAGTCAATCTCAATGTCGCCCATGTGCAAGCTAACTGACTCGGGATCTTCGATTTCAATCTCCAAATCAGGCTCCATAAGCTCGGAGATACCCTGTGGGGCTTGATACAGACTTTTGTCCATTGAACTTGTTGCCATGATGTGTCCTTACACAGTGTAGAACCGCTCTTTTTTGCGGCTCCTAAAATACGTTACTTCTTCGGGCTCATCGCTAGGTAAGCGTAAGAACCCGCCTTGTCTAAACCGCATGAGTGCTAGTGTTGTCGCATCAACCAAGTCGTCATGCTCGCCTGATGGAAATTCTGCGATCTCGTCAACCAATTCTTCCGCCCAACGCGTACGCGGAACCCATACTTTTCCAGACGCAATTATGTCTGATACAGAATTCAAGCGGGCGATTTTGTCCTGACCCTTACTAGGCGTATATTCCTGCACCGGAATCCCCATTGCCCTGAGTTCGTAAATCAGCGGCGCACCCGTCGCTTTTTTCTCGATAAGTAGCCCGTCAGGTTCGTACTCTTGGTACTCCTCAAGCACGTCCCTCTTTAATTCCACCCATTCAACCCGTTTCTTGTACGTGTTGAGCAGGATGATGTTTTTTGTCTGGTCTTCTTCATTGAGAAATATTCCCCACGTCGTTCCAGCAGAGTAGTCAGCCCTGTTGTTCTTCTCAAACGCCGTATCCCATGTCTGCAAAATGTACTCACATGTTGGGGGCTGCTCGTTCTCCCACCATTTCCACCAATCCCGCTTCACGATGGCTGACTCATTACCTACTGGGTTCTGCT